GTTCCACAGCGATGCAGAATGTCAAGGAAAAATTCTTGAAAGATGGTAAACCGTTTCTAGTTAATCATTCCAACATGTGCCAGGGAATACCGCATTACAACTCTAGTGTGCTGGGTCTATCATGCATCAGCCTTAGGGACGAGCTGTTTCAAGAATGCTTGAGGCAGATGTCATTAAAACAAGCGATAAAGTGGCGCACCAGGCTTGGGTCAGATGACAAAGGAACAATAATCGCTGTTGACTTGTCTGACAAGAGTTCGAGATACCAATTAATTCTTTTTGGCCAGTGTGAAAGAGTTGCAGAGAGACTCCACTGCATGGAGCTTTCAATAAAGTCTGCCTCAGGACATGTCATGTACGAGTTGAACTCAGCATACATGGCAAATCTAGAAACAATGTCACCAACAATAAAATTCAGCCTTGCGTCAACAGATACAATAGAGACAACTTCATGTACCACCTTTGTGAACGAATCTTATTCTAGAATCAGGCAAATGAGAGAGAATGGTTGCAGCTCTCTTGTCTGTGCTTATGCCCACCTCAGAAATGCCGAGCACTTTGATAAGATTTTTGGGACAGGAACAAATGATGTCAATGATGTTTCCAATGTTTTTAACATGCCAAAGGTGAAGATACCATACGACTTCGGAATCTATCCATTCTATGATGCCGATCTCCAGGACATAGTCGGACCTGAGTTTTACAACTACAACATCATAAAAAGGTTCGGCACGTCAAATCCTGCTGTTAAGCTGCTGTACACTTCTCTCTCCTCTCGTGATCAGGATGAAATGTTCAAGAGAGAAGAAGATGATCTATTGAAGAAAGACCATTTTGGCATACAACAAGGAATTGTCAGACAGTTGATGAGGATGAGAGAAAGAACCAACTCAAAAGCTGAAGAAGTGGAGGAATTCTTCACAAAGAATCCGTTTCTGATTGTGAGAGGACCAGAAACACCCCAAGAGGCCCTTATGGTTGTTAGATCCAAACTTTTCACGAAAGGGGCCGCTCAATCTCTTAGGAGGACATCACCAGCCATATACATAGGAAGGCTAGCTGCTTACCGCTCAGCAAAGGCTTGGACAATGGTTAAAATAAACAGGGCAGGCTTGGACATTGAAACCATGGAGGATGTGATGGTTGTAGAGAGGTCAAAGCTCACTTATTCAGAGTATCTTGCCGAAGGACTGAAGAAAGTGGAATGTAGACCGGACCTAGACCTCGATTCACTAGTGTCAGTGCTGTTTCCTAATCACAGATCACTTGACATCGTGCGACAACTGGTGGGCAAATTTGGAGCAACAAAAAGTACAGATAAGAAATTCTCCCAGGCCGTCAGAACCTGGACAGTCAACAATTTCAACTACGAATTCACCTCTAGTTTGAAGTCCATACTCAGTACCAGCTTCAACACTTCTGATGAGGCCAGCAAAGAAGATGTTGAGGAATTCAAAAAACTAATAGGAATGTCTCTTGGGTCACTAGAGTCATTTGTCGAGGAGTGCAAAGGGAGAGGGATTAGGCCGTTGGACATGTTCTTTTATTTAGCAAAACTTCACAAAGGCTCTAGAACCACAAGAGTTCAGACCTTTGCATACGGGCCTAGTACAAACAGTCTTCACATGACAGCTGTTTCACTCAAAAGGTACAATCACATGCCAGGGATGGTCTCCATACTGGAGGATGGGTTCGAAGAAGAAACACTAGAATGGGCAAATACAATGGCAAGCAAGGTTGACAAGGTGAAACTTTACCACAATCTGATCCTAATGAGAGAGACCGGAAGATTCACAAAGGTTGGAAGCAGGGACGTTAGTGCAAGACTTGATGGACATGAGTTTGATGAACTTGTGCGCACAATAGTGAGAAGTACAAAGTCAATTGCTGGATTTGATTTCACCACGCAAAAGGCTATGAAGCTTGTAGCTGCATTTCTTCTGCCAGAGAGAGAATTCAGAGATAAGCTCATTGACTGGAAAGACTTGAACTACACTTACTTGAGAAAGCAGAACAGGCATGTCTCTAATTCAGGTCAAGTCAGCTGGACAGGTGATCTAGAGGTTCTTGTAAGCGCTGGAAATGATTGTTTCACCATGGCAGAAAGAAGTGGTAAAAGGTTTTTGACCGCTAAGAAGATTAATGACACCAGTCAGCTATACAGAAGCTTGGTCCAGATGTGCAAAACACTTGGCATGGAGCTTCATTCTTTCTTTAAACGAAGGCCTATGTCAGTTGGTGACATTTATCTGTCAGATAGTAGTAAAAAGCTCCACGTGTCAGAAGCAGAAGGAGTGCAAGGGAATGTTTTGTCTATCAGGTACAACAACAGATTCAGTTATAAACGAGTGGTTGATCTTCTTGATTTTAAGATAATGAAATCATTCGATGTAAAAACACAAACATTGACCATACACCTCGAGGGCAAGAACGGAAAGACAGCCACTGTCTGTCACAGCAGGGGGTCATTCTACCCAGTTGAAATCCCAACAGGAATTGAGTTTGACACAAACCTATTCTACCAGGGTGTCAGGTTCAACACGATAGTGAAAAACAAAGACTGGTTCTTCACCAGAAGACTTCCGACCATGACTGAATCTGAGACAGTTCGGTTCCTGCGAGAGGATGTTGACTTTGCGACCATTGCAAGCCTTGAGTCAGATGACATAACTCGGATAAATGAATACATGGAAGTTCGTGAAGAAGTAAATGAAGAATCTTTCCCAGTCTTGCACCAAATGAACGAAGACCC